TTAAAGAAGGAGGGTTTAGCCTTCTTCTCCACCAATTTTCAAGCTGGCCGTCTTAATGTTTGTGCTGTAAAATTACCAAATTTTGGCAAGACTAGACGTGAATGGCTCAGTGATCTTTCCGCTCTGCTAAATGCACATGTGATTGGTGGTGATTTCGGAATTCCTGTTTCTGACTTTCAGCTATCTCATATGGGACAAGCATCAAGAGTAATTGTAGAGGAAAATAAAACAAGAATCCTCGGCCCGAAAAAGAATGATGCTTTAGTGAATCAAAGAATATCTCTATATAAAGAATCTATAAAATATCCACATGGTGATATGGAATTAAAAGATATAAGAGATCGCCTTGGGTTTCTGAGTAGTAAGGCTGCAGTAATTACGGTAGGATATTCTACGGAGTTGGAGTTAAGGGAGAAGGGTGACCGAGTTGAGGATGCAGTATTTGCAGTACGTGCAGCAATTGATGAGGGGTTCGTAGTTGGTGGTGGATTTGCTTTATGGCAGGCAGCAGGAGAGATTAGGCATAAGATGTGGCGAGAGTTACCTGAGTCACAATGGCCTGCAGCAGAAGTACTGCTAACGGCATGTGAAGGTCCGGCAAGGCAAATCATCATTAACGCAGGTCTTGATGCAGAAAAAATTCTAGGCGAATTAGAAGTCGGAGCCATAGAATATGGGTATAATACAGCCACAGAATCCTATGGCGATTTGATTTCCATGGGGGTTGTTGATCCTAAAAAAGTTACGAGGACAGCATTAGAAAATGCATTTAGTATTTCTTTATTGCTCTTAACAACAGATGCAGTTATTGCAGATGATCCGTTTAAGCAATCTGGATGGCAACCAGTTGCAGGATATAGATTGCCAAATGAAACTGGTCTAAATCATAAACACTGAGGAGAATAAATGTCAAAAGAGATGACTGAAGCCCAAGCATGGGACCATATTAATGAAATGTTTGGTGGTACTGTTCGCCACCCAGATGAAGTTGAAAAGGTTTCAGTATTCACTACGAGAAGCCCAGCTCTAGATCGTGCCCTTCAAATTGGTGGGTGGGCTAGAGGTAGAATTTACCAGATGGCTGGAAAGCCATCATCTGGTAAGACCTTCATGGCTTTGATTGCTATGGCAGAGTGGCAATCCAGAGATCCAGAAAATTGTTGCTGTTTTATTGATGCAGAATATACCTATGATTCTGATTGGGCTGCAAAATTAGGCGTTGACAACGAAAGAGTTCTCTTGATTAAGACCAATGAAGCACAAAAGATTTTTGAAGGACTTGTTGGCCGTCCTAAAGTTAATAAGGCCACAGGCAAGATGACTCTCACTCCAGGCTTACTTGAAATGATCAGGGAGGGTACGGTTATTACTCACAAGGTAAAGGATAAGTCCGTTAAGTTGCATCTATCTAAGATGGGAGTAATTGTGTTGGATTCAGTTGCTGCTATGGCGGCACCAGCAGAAGTTTCATCTGAAGTAGGTAAGATGCAGGTGGCCCCACTCTCTAGGTTTCTTACCGTTGAACTAAGAAAGCTTACACCCGCAGTAGCTGATGCGAATGTTTGTTTTATTGCCATCAATCATGTTAAAACACAGGTTGGGGTAATGTTTGGAAATCCAGAGACAACCCCAGGTGGAGCAGCTTGGAAGCACGCCTGTAGTGTAATGCTAATGGTCGCTCCGATGTCAGGTGCAGAGAATGTTCTGGAAGATAAGAATGAAGAAAAATATGGACATAAAATTAGGATTAAAGTTGAGAAAAATAAAATGGGTAAACCATTTAAAAATGCAGAATTTTTTATCAACTTTACATCTGGTGTAGCTTATAAAAATGAACAGCTGCTAGATTTAGGATGCATGTATGGCTTGGTTGAGCGTCCAAATAATAGAACTTATATTATCAATGGAGAAAAGCTTTCCTCAAGAGAGATGGCTTTAGAATACGTAAAGAATTACGAATTATCTTTTGAAGGGGAGGTTCGGCAGGCATACCTTGAGGGTTCTGATATCACGACTGATGGGGAAGGTCGAGAGGAGAAATTTGCAGAATCAGCAGAAGAGCTTTTTGAATAAATCTACTAATATGTGAGGTATCTTAATGCTTATTAATTGTCGGCCAGGCTGTTCTGGTAAAAAAGTAACAACTGAAGGCAAGTTGGACGTTGAACAGGATGAGGTTGTTTGTACTTACTGTAATGAAGTAATCTCTGCATCAAATTTTACAAAGATGAGTATGAAGAGGCAGGGAGATATAATAAAAAGAGATAGTAGAAAGTCATTTCAATTTAACTGTCTTACTTGTAAGAAGAAGGTTGAGACTGTTTCGGATGGTAAAAAACTAACTGGATTAAATTGCAAAAATAATTGTCAATTTAATGTTTCCAAGTTTACTATTCATGCTATGAACTCCGTTGCAGTAAAAGTTGAATCCCAAGTAGAATCAGAACTGGAAGAAGAGTATGATGATGTTTCACAAGAATCTCTGAGGTAATTAATGAGCGAAAAAGATGTATCTGTTGAACTATCAAGACTAGTAGATATTTGCCACACAAACTTACAAAACTCCAGTGAGTGCTTAGAGTACCTTAAAGAGGTCCGGGGGTTATCCGATGATATTATCTCAAAATATAAAATTGGATACTTCCCCCGGAACGTCTCTAAACTTAACAAGCATGTTTGTCCTACGATCCTACAAAAATTAAACATAACAGATTACTCTGAGACCAGCCGTTTCTCGGAGTTTTTTTATTTGATATTCCCTATATTATCTGAATATGGAGAGGTGATTGGAATTGGAGGAAGAACTCTGTTGGATACGAATGAAAGAGCAACTCTAAATCTTCCAAAGTATAAGAATAGTAGTTTTAAGAAGTCAAATTATTTATATGGACTAAATCAATCTAGATCTTCAATCTTAAAAGAGCAGAATGTATATGTTGTAGAAGGATACTTTGATCATATTTCATCAGACGCCAGCGGTATTAAGAATTCAGTAGCGATTTGTGGGACGGCTTTTTCAAAAAATCATTTTCTTAAATTAGCTAGATACACTTCAAAAATTACATTCGTATTAGATAGAGATGACGGTGGTAAAAATGCCATGAAGAAAATTTACTCTAAATTTTCTAATCACGGTATAAAGCTTAGATTCTTTCTACTTCCTGATGGCTGCAAAGATGTTGATGATTACTTTTCGAATGGTGGAAGTAAGAATTCTTTTTTAAACGATCTGGAATCTTATATTCCTAATTGGGAAGGTTAGCATGAATAAAAGTAAGTTATATCAATACAAGATTGTAGAGATTTCATTTGAGCAGAATAAATTAAATAATTTCCCTATGGAGCGAGGAATATCTCATATTCTATCAGAGAGTGAGTTCAGCGACAAGATAGATGACTTGCGAGAAACTTTATTAGAAGAACTTTATGATGTTGTACATGGTGATTTTTTAACAGAACATCAGAAAAAAATATTACTAATGAGGCTTATGGGTAAGACACAGAATGAAATAGCTGACCACCTTGGAATTACTCAGTCTGCTGTTCACAAAGCAATGCATGGTAATATTGACTATAAAAATGATAAAAAGAGGTATGGTGGGATTATTAAGAAACTTAAGAAGGTTTGTAAGAATAACAAAAGAATAAAGGACATTCTTAAGAAGATAGATGAAGTAAAAACTATACCTGATGAATAAATAACCAACATATTTCTATTAATAACACGGAAATTTTAAGTAGAGGGCAACTAATATGAAGAAAGAAAAATATCTAGCAAATATCGACCAAGCTTTAACAAATGTTATTAAGAGAAATTCCAAGCGGATTAGTGATCAAGATAAGCTTGTTTACTCAAGGGAGCTTGAGTCTGAAGGCGAGATTAAAAAAATTGCCTTTGATGTATACCGAGTTGCAAATGATCCATATAGCGATCTTTGGAGCCTTGAAACAATTGAGGGTAAACAATACTTGGTTAGGGCTTCAGATCCTCAGCCATCTTTAGAAGTAAATGGAGACTGGACCGCAATCAGTAGTCATGATAAAAGAGACATTACCTTAGCCTATAAGAAAGTACCAATTGCAAGATTTTCTTCTGATAAATACGGCTTCAGAAAAGATGATGTATTTACTTTTAAGAGTGCTCTATTAGAAAATACCAAAGATGAATCCTTCTTAAGGGACGTTTTAATGGAACAACCCGAATCAAAGCGTGCAGCTTTAGTTAGTGAGTTTCCAGAATTTAAGAAAATAATCAAAGGGTAAAAAATGAGCAATCAAGTTAAAAATATACTCAGAGAAGCAACGGCGGTTCTTGATAGACTAGAGAATGGTAAAGAATACCCATCTCATTATGTCGTGGATCGCTTTGAAAAGGCTGCAAGCCATCACCCACAAGATCAACTAATTGGGAATATGAGAGATGTAATTGTTAAAGTTGCTCAAAAAAGAGAATTCATAAGCCAGAAGGATATCGGCCTACTATATGATAAAATGTACGGTCTATCTGGTGGCCAAACTGGATTCAGAAACTCTCTAGAAGATTTGCTACCATCAGATCGTCAAATCGAGAAGGTTGCATATAAAACCTCTAACCTCAGGACGATGGAGGAGGTTGGTCTAAAACCACTCTATAGAGACTCTGAACTATCTGATGCCTTCTCTGTCCTATTCTCAATGGGGTCTGATTCTGCATTCGGAACCTTCTCTCCTGTACAGGATAAGAGCATCCAGAAGGCTGTGATAGCTAAATTGAGCATGCTAGGCTATGCCCCAGAGGGTGTGGATATAATTCATTCCAATGATCATTTTGCCCTATGCTCTGCTAACTATAAGTCATCTAAGTTTAATAAAGTTTCAACTCTCATCCCAGTTCAAATTACAAATGGTATCACAAAAGATCCAGAGCTTGTAATCCTAGGCGGAGAGGCTGTCAATCTAGATGAAAGAAACCTATATACGGCCATTAGAGAAGCCGAAAAGGACTCCAACCAAAGGGCTACCAAGAAGTTTGCAAGTGAGCGTGGCGATGATCTTTCAGAACTAAAAGTTCAGAAGGCAGTAGTTCCAAACTCACTCAGGGAGTTTACAAATCTAGAAAATACATTGATTGCTGCCGCTTCAAAATTCAAAACCGAAGAAATCAACATGGCAGTTGCCACTCTAGATGCAGAGCTTAATGGTTTTGGAATTAAAAGCCCTGAGATCAAAATAGCTTCTTCTAGTCCACGGGGTTTGGTATTCGACGTTGCTATCCCAACAAAATTGGGCAGAAGTCAAATCTCCGTCCCAGTAGAGATTCATAATGGCATCGTAAGTTTGCCAAGCAAGTTTTCCTCTAATGCCTCCTCAAAAGAAGAAGTTGTGTTCGACTTTAGCAAGCGAGGCTTTGAAAGATTCTCCTCTTCTCTAAACCCAAAGAGCTATTCTATAAAGCTAGCCAGAGAATCTGGGCCTCTAAGTGCCATGTCTTATCACCAGCTAATGGACCAGATAATCGAGGGAGTAGCACATAAAGATTATAAGACTGCCGAAGATGCTCTTGACACCATAGAGAAAAGATTTGGCGGCAACCAATATCTAGTTGCATTTGATCAGTTTACCCAGCTACTAAAGCACTCTTCTGATGGATCAAAACGTCAGCAACTAATCAAAGAGGCATTTAACCGTGGTGATCTAATTAAGGTTCCAACTTCCGTAGAACTTTACTGCCCCAAGCTCGGACTTCCAGTTAGCAAAGTGGCCTTTGATGAGAAAGGAAGGGTAGTCGCAATGGGTAGAGACAAGAAGATGGAAACCCTTAGAGATTCCATGATCTCCACCAATAAAATTGTATTTACCTAGGATTTAAAATGTCTCAAAAAAGTAAAATACAAAAAATCATTTCAGATCGAAATACCAATAGAAAACTAGCTAGAAGTCTTAGGATGATTGCCTTAGATGATATCTATAAGACTGCAGCAACAACCGGTATCTTACAGCAGCCCGCAAATGATGTTTTGGTTTATGAAACAGCAGAACATGAACTTTATGAACGTGGTGGAAAAGCAACCAATGAACTCTATGGGGTAGGTTATTCTGAAAGAAAAGATGTAAATTTGGCTGTAGATAAGTATAGTAGATCATTATCTACCAGATATTCTCCAGATCGAGTTGGTATACAAGCGATGAGAATATCTGATGGCGTATATCAAGATCCAATTACTAAAAAAGTTTATGATTGGAATGAAGGTTTTAAAACAGAAAGCGGGCACGAATTCTATGGTGGAAATGTCTCTCTGCAAACTGACTTGCACAAAAGATAATAATTTAACCCATAACTAGAATTATGATATAGCCTGCCCAACTTTGCAGGCTATATTTTTTTGAGGTGGTTAATGAGTGATCAAAATAAAGTTTTTAAACATCCAGAAAAAGAAGAAATTATTAAAAAATTACTCAACGGAGAATCGGTCAAGGGTATAGAAGATTGGCTAAGAAAGAAACACCCCAAAAAACGTGGGCTTTGGATATCTTACGCTACACTTCAGAAATTTAGAAAAGATCACCTACACCTAGAAGGAGAAGTTCTAGAGGATATAAAGGCAGCAAGAAAGGATCAGGATACTAACTCCAAAGATTTAGAGGCTAGGGCAATTATTGCTTCCTCATCTGCCTATCAACAAAAGATTAATGAAATCGCCTCAAATGAATTAGATGGTAATAGAAAAATATTAGAGATGATAACCTTAGTAGGATCCAGACTAGAATATTATTTTAATATGCTACAATCTAGTGGTAGTATTAGGGAAGATAAAATGTTTATAGAGTTACTAAATGCACAACGTGGTTTGGTACAAGATTGGAAAAAATATGTAGATGGGGTGGCTGATAAAAAGATTGAACATAATATTAGTTTAAATATTGTAAATGAGCAGGTCACAGTTCTCAAGAATATAGTCTTTGAAGTATTGCAAGATTTAGATCCAAAATTAGTGCCTATATTTATAGAAAAAATAAATTCTAGACTTACAGATATGAATTATGGATCTAGTCAATATCAACAATATCAGAGTTATCCAAAATTAGGAATTATAGATGTCGATACAGAATATTAACGGCACAAACTTGCAGGTGGGTGATGAATCTAACCTGAAGCTTACCAAACATAATATCATGGATATTTACCATTTTCGAGATTGGGTTAAAGAATCATTAGGAGATCATTATCTGACCAATCCAGTGCCAGATCAAGATTTGGTAAAGATTTTTGATCTAATAATTAAAAAAAAGGTAAAAAAGAAAATTATAGATGAAAGACGTATTAACAAAGAAAATTCCGAAGCATGGTTTCAGTGCCTAGTTAAATTAACTAGGGACATGAAATCACTAAGATCTAAAACAAAGTGAAATTGGATTTATCATGAGCTATAAAAAAGATTTAAAGAAAGTTATGATGCTATACCCAGGCTTGCCAATAAGGTCTTCAGATGACTATAG